CACCAATCCGGTCATCATTTTTGCCCCTAAGTCAGCAAGTACAAGTTTCGGACGCAAGGCATCAACAAAGTCAGATGCTAAGAGATCCGTTCCCTTTAAATTACCGCCCGCTGTCGCTGAACCAACCGTCATATCCCTCTGACCCCACTCAATGTCACTAGGCGCATAAAAACCTCTCGGCTCTTTACCTAAACGCTTGGCAATCTCATCGGATGCCTCACGCTCCAACCCCGCATTGCTCCAATTACCTGATGCCGATGCGTTGATAGCTCTGAACATCGAGTATGCCCGTTTTTCTTTTAGCTCCATGTCGAGGTTGTCCGGGGCAGATTGAACCGCCGGGGACGGAGTTTCGTAATCATCCAAGATCGCCTTACGCATCTCTTCAACTGAACGCCCGCCATCAATGTACTGGTGAGCCAAGTCACCTTTATTAAACTTGTCACCAAGCGCAATCAAATCTTGCACTCTGGAAACTTCACCCCTTCGGGCTTCTTTCTTAATTTGCTCAACGTCCACACTAGGCGCGGGTTCGTTGACCACTTCAACTTTGTCAGTCATTGGTTTCACCTCTTCAATTAATGGTTTGATTCTAGTGATGAAAGAATCATCTACGGATCGGCCCACGCCGACACTCGCATCCGCCGGGATCGTAACCAGAGATATTTCCATTGGCTCCCAATCAGTTGCGCGGAATGATTTTTCGTCACCCTTGTCATCTTGTTCCTCTAGCGTGTGAATGTGATAACCCACGCTAATGCCGGAACGGATTCCATCTTTAACATCTTGGAACACCTCTTCAGCCCGATCAGATTTTCCGAATCTGACCTGCGCCCGCGCCACGCGGTCTTGGCCTACTGTTACATCCTCGACCTTACCCACAAGGTCATTTGGGTCGTGATTGACCAACAATGGCCCCATCTCTCTCAAGCGACCAAGCCTGATTGAGCGGGCATCGTGATCTAAAACTTCCGTGCCAAAAAACCGTTCAACGGGTTCTTCGGAGCTAAATGCTACTGACACCGTCCTGTCTTCCGCAACGTCAGAAATCTGAACTTCGCGGAACAACATCCCGGTTTTTAAATTATTCTGTGTCATTGTTTACTGCCTCCTGATCGTTGGCATTTGAACCAATTGAAATTCCTATTTGCTCCGCAAGTTGCTCTTCGGCTTTTAGTTGGTTGAAAACCTCTTCTATATCCATCCCCTTCTCGGAAAGAATATCGGCGCGGGTTTTTAAGCCCAAGCCCAATTCAACCCCGTTGGCGTTTGCATCTTTCACCGGATCAACCCATTCCCATCCACGCGGTTGCCACTTTGGGTTTTCAAACTTGAAAACTTTCCGGGGCGGTATCGTTCCTAAAGCCCCGCGAAGCACGGCCATTTTCAACCACTCTGAATAAACGGGTTGGCAAAAATGCTCAACCATCCAATTTTGAATCACGCGCCAGTTTTGCCGTTCTTCTAATACGCCTGACCTGATGGATGAAAAATTCACACCTTCCAAGTCACTAGCCAGCGAGTTATATGCAACATTCAACCCTGACGCGATACCGCGTAAACTTGTTTTCATAAAGGGTGCGAAATTTCCGGCGGGATGCGTGGGATCAAAACTCTGGAAGTCCATCCCCGGCGGAAGCAACTCCATTGCCCCCGGCGAAGCTTCACTCACCGTGTTACCAAGTGAGTCTATATCATCACCTAAATATCCTTCGGCTCCCCCGGCATCAGGTTTGAAAAAGCCCATCTTGCAAGCTGATGCTCTGGAACTTATTAGCTCCGCTTCTTCATATTCTCCGATTTGATGGAGCCTTGTCATCGCGGTCACCATCCAACTAACTCCCCGCGCCTGCGAAGGTCTTTCCTGACGGTATAGATGAATGATTTCGCTCGCGGGAACCACTTGATACTTGCGTCCGGCAAGAGGTGTGATCGACTCGCCCGGATGCCGATCCAGCAACCAGTAATTCACGGGCCTACGCCACTTGTTAATTTCCACACTCATTCGAATACGGTTCCCGTTTTGTAAGTCCTTGTTTAAGTCCTCTTGAAGATGATCCGCTTCAATCAACTCCAATGAAAAACCGAATGGGTTGTCAGCGGACTCAACTTTGCGAATCAAAATTTCACCATCGCGGGCCACGGACTCCACCACTAACCGCTGAACATCCACCCATGTCAGGTTGCCTGTGACTGTGCAACTCTCACGCTTGCCCCATTCTTTCCACCTATCCTCCATCAACTGATTGTCCAATGCGTCAAACGATCCATCCGGGCTTTTCGCTTTTGACTGCATCACGATCCCCTTAGAACCCACCACATTGGTTTTGACCATTTCCATATATTTTTTAGCGTAATCATTGTTCCGTGTTAATTCTCTGGCCCGCGCACGGATTCGATTCAATGAAACCCGCAACTCTTCGTCCGCCGTCTTGTTTGAAGTGGCCCAATCTTGGAACAATCGCCCCACCGCGCTGGCATCATAGCTACGCTGACGCTTTTTTTGCCTTTTAAAAAGCTTGGCTATCGTTGCTTTTATCATTTAACAAACCTTGTTAGAATTTTCTTGCGCGTTCCTAATCCATTATTGATGCGATCCTCGTCCACCTCTTGCTGATAGATCCGTTTCCACCGCATATATTCCTGCCGTATCTCAACGGATGACATTTTTGAAATGGATCGTCCGGCGATTGAATAAGATAATTGTTCAAGCGTACTGTTTGATATTTGATTTGTGAAAAGGGATTCATAAGCGTCTGTCATCTTTTTTGCAACGGAACGATCATCATATCCTGACGATTGCTCTGCGAAGTCTGTCTTGATTTCAATGAAACCATTATCAACAACATAAACATCTGACCCGGATCGCGCTTCCACCACCCACTTATATTTACCCACGGTATATCCCGCCGTGGTTGATGCCGATAAACTGACCGAATGGTTCTCCGTTGACCCGTCTTGCGAAGAATTGAACTGTATACGCGTCCCGTCTTTAACCAACGTATAGTACAAAGTCCAACTGGAAGCCGGGAAGTCACTTAGATCCGTCCGCTTCCATTTAACCGTTTCACCCGAAAAAAACTCACGCGGTTCTGTTTCCGGCGGAGTATTTGGATCAGGAACTATTAAAACCATTTCTTTCCCCTCTTGACAAAATTAGATCGTCTTATTTGTTGACGGGCGGACTGTTTAGGTTCCGTGATCACTTCACCCGCTTGCTTTGCTTCCATATTTTTCTGGATCGCTTCAAAGTTTGGATTTAAAATTCTCAAAGCAACATAATTATAAACAAAGATATCCAGAGCTTCGTTTCGTTTTCTATTTTTACGCATGACCCATTCACGATAAGGAATTCCCTTTTTGAACCGGGTTACACAATGCTCCGCCGTTAGCTGATCAAAATAATTCGGCAAGTAGTCCACCGGAAAATGGCAATATCCCGCTCCCGGCTCCGCGATCTCCATGCGCCCGAATAAAGTATCCTTCACTGAATCCGTGCCGATCACAAAAAACCTCACGCCTGTCTTGCGATCCTGACTCATGCGGTGCAACGCCGGAACTCCGCGAACTGATGATCCTTTTATCGGATACACGCGCCCCGGTTGTTTTTTCTTGCAGAACTGATAAACCTCTTGGGTATGCTGTCCACCACTGTCCACCGTTACACAAGCCACTTTCAAAGTTCCGCCTGTCGCGGTTTTAAAGGTTTTGCTCATTTGCTGATCAAGCGAATCCCATAGCTCTTGCCCTGACGGGTTGCCCGCAAGCACAACATATTCGATGCCCCATGTTTCCTCGTTTAATCCCCATCCGCGAAACTCTAACTCCAAGCGATCAATCTGAACGTCAACTGCCATCGTGATAAGCAGAACGCCTTCGGGTAAATGCTCCGGCGGATAATGTTCACGCCTAGCCAATAAAGAATTCTGATCAACGGAATCGCCGGACTCTTCAAAGCTTTCACCAAGCGAAGTATTGATCCACACCTTTAAGGTTTCGGGAAATTTCTTCGCTTCTAAAAATCTGGCAACCATGTCAGACCATCGTACCCACGGAGAATAAAGCTCGTTAATATGGAACCCGGCAATCCCGTTGAATTTTTCACCCGCAACCCAATTACCTTTTAAAATCATGCGATCCCTGTCGCGTTCATGGATTTCCTTTTCGCACTCTTCGCAAATCAGTCGCGCAGTGTCAGGCCGATCCTTATCCCATTTAATATTGCGCCATTTTAAAACTTGATAAGCTTCGCAGTGTGGGCATGGAACCTGATAGGTTCTTTGGTCACTTTCCTGATAAGCCATTTCGATCCGGCTTGATCCTTTGACCGTTGGCGTTCCACACATCCCCACTTTCCTATTCCAATAGGTTTTGGTTCTGGCCCGTGCTAAATTTGAAGGATCACCCTCTGTCCCGGCGGACGGTGGATATCGGTCAGGCTCATCAAGCAAGACCACACGGATCGGGCGGGATGCAAGACTAGCTGGGGAGTTCGCCCCGATAACACTAAGTCTCCCGCCGTCAAAGCTCTTTGCCAGTATGGTATTTTCGGAGTTCTTTGCGCGGGGGTCTTTGATAAGTCCCTTTAGAACCTTGGAATCGCGTATCATCGGAGCGAACCTGTCTTTTGACCACGTTTGTGCCATTGCCAAAGACGGTTGAACCATAAGAATCGGGCAGGGTTGCTGATGAATAAAAAAACCGATCACGTTATTTACGAAGGATTCAGTTTTCCCAATCTGCGCGGATGCCATCAAAACAACCTCTTCCACTTCGGGATCGGAAAACGCATCCATCCACCCCTGCTGAAAGTAAGCACGGGCCAATTGATACTGCCCCGCTTCGGCGGATGATTCTGACGAAAGAAAGCGAAACTTTGAAGCCCACTCGCTGACTGTTAAATCAGATGGTGGCTCCCACTGCCTGATCGTTTCTTTCCAGATCGTTTGTCGCGCTGTCGCTAGACTCATTCGATAGCTCTTCCAAAGCTTGATTAATATGTTGCTTGATCATCCGTTCCATTTCCCGCGCATTCTCACACCCCGGAAGTTGCGGACTGACCTTTGCCGGGATCGCAAGCAATCTTGATTTGCAAGCTGTAACCATCCGGCACCAATCCTTTTTAATCTCTTCGACTTCCAGTAAATCCCCACGCCTTCTTTTTAATTCCAACTCTGCAAGATCCGCCTTATATTTTTCATGCCGTGCTTTTTCTCTGGATAGCACCGGGGCGTTTGCGGGCTTGTTGCGCTTGACATATTCCCGAAGTTCATCTTCGTCAATCTTGCTCCCCTCATAGCGGTTGAGCTTTCCTTCTTTGATATAGCGGAGCAAGGTTTCACGGCTGATCATCAACCGCTTTGCCGTTTCGGTTTGAGTGATCAGTGTGCGCTTAGATGTCAAAATTCCTGCCATAATGTCAATTGGTTATACCGCCAAAAATCTAGCTAAAACCCGCCCCCGCCGCGTACC